ATGACTAAAGAAAAACCTATCTGGAAACAGAATGAGTATGGACATTATCGTGTCTTTTTAGACGGGATAGAATTTAGAGGTATGCGACAAGCACGACTACATCTAAAGAAAAAACAAGCTAGAGCCAAAAGGCAAAACTTAAATAAATAGAGAGGTAAATATGCAAACACTTGCGACTATAGAAAAGACTGACCTTTATAACAAAAGGAAAGACTTCAATAAAGAAAATCCTGATAATCAAGCACACATAGATATGTGCAGTTTGATTGATGATTTAATCAAGGTAGCAATCCACATGAAAAAAATAATCGACTTACATAAAGACGATAAAGATGTTTATGATTTTCGTAGATATGTAAATGGTTATGGAATTACTTATGACGGACATGGTATTTTACAGACTCATGGTGTCTATCATGATAATGTTATGAAGCCATTCATTGAGTGGAGTGATACAGAGCAGACCACATACACTCTTCGTCAAGCTAATGTTTTAAAGAGTGTATTTGAAAGTCTTTCAGACGGAAGTGAAGATATTGTCGGAATTGTAGAAGGTTTTGACTTATGGTATAACAGCTAACAAAGGAGGTAAATATGTTAAGTGTTATTGATAAAACTGATGAAAAATTCAGAGAGTTAAATACTCTTTGTCAATTATTAATTCAGTGTTCTTATGCTCTTAATGGAGCAACTGAATGTTTAGGTTATTTTAATTCCGAAAGTTTGTCTACGCTTGGTAGATTTACTGACATGGAATACGCAGAGAGTGTTGTTGAAGATGTCTTTACATGGGCATACGATAGACACCACTACTCAGTAGATATTCCTGAGTTTCATGGAGTAGACTCTACGACTCCTCTTAGAAATAAAGAGGTTGTAGAATTACTTGAAGAACTTATTGAAGATGTTGGTGTAGAAGTTTTAGGTTTAAAAGAGGAGGTCGCATGAATACTGTATCACTAGAAGAACTTGATAAGTATGAAGAAGGTCATTGTGATAGAAAAGAAAGGTGGGAAGGTAATGATGATTTGATAATAAAAAAATATTTATTACAAGATACATACACAAGTTATATTCCTTACTATACTTCTGACTCAATGGAAGAATTAAATGAATTAATAGATGAAAGATTTGTTTTTAATGGTGTAGAAGATAATTTATTTTATGAAGACAATGTACTTGATTTGCCAATGTATTTAAGTCAATCTTTAAGAACAAAGCTAAATAGATTGGGATATTTTCATCTATACAAATGGGATAGTAAATCTCGAACTTATGTTGAGGATTTTAATTTAGGAACTAGAACTTATCCAAAGGAGGTCGCATAATTAATATAGATAAAAACAGAGAAGGTGCTTGGCAGATATGTGATATTGTTAATGGCTACTTGGAAACAAGAGTCTATTATTTCTACACTAAACGAGAAGCTATGCAAAAGTTTAAACAAGAAATGAAAGAACTTAGAGGTAAAGCATGACAGATAAAGATTACAGTTTATCTTCTATTGAAGAAGATTTAATAGCAGAATTAGAAGATAACAAAGAAGAAATACTAGAAAGCAAAGGCGATTATTTGCATGAATTTGTGGACAACAGTATCTCAGTTTATACTTATGACCAGATAATGATTTATGCTAATAATTCAGAGCTATGGCATATGTCATCTGGGTTAGGTGGCGAAACAGCACAAGAACAAATAGTAGATGTTATCTATGAACATTTATCTGATGTTGCTCATCAATGGCTACATGAACAACAAGAACTATTAAAGGAGAAAGCATGAAGTTTAGAGTATTGAAAGATGAAGAAGCTATAGCTATAGCTCAGATATTTAAAGACTTAGAAGATGATATGTTAGATTTTGTTTTAGATGAAATTAAATATCTTGCCAGTTGTTCAAGGACTATGCGTAAGATAGATGAAGTTAGTAAACTAGCAGAAGAAAAACTTAAAAGACAAAAACCAAAACTTAGATTAGTAAAAGACGAGGAGGAAACTAAATGAAATTACCCTATGAACAATGGAAAAAACTAGATGAAGCTATGGCATTCTTAGATGAAACTGTTAATGCAGTACCTATGGGAATTAGAATAGAGCCAGAAGCCCCAAGTTTAATACAGCTCTCAGCAGAAATGTGGGAGTTAATAGATGAATTAAAACCAGACGAGGAAAGATGAAAAAATATATTGTTACTTATTATGATGAGATAGAAGCTAATAGTTTAGAAGAAGCATACGAAAGACTATTAGTGGATTTAAAATCTGATGTTAAGTATAGAGATGTAGAAGCTTTTAAATTTAAAGAGGAAACTAAATGAGTATGACAATGAAAGAACACATGGAAATGATGGATAGAATTAGGCAAGGCAAGAATGCCAAGCTTAGTAAAACTAGAACTATTAAAATTAATGGAGGTATTAATGGTAAAAGTAAGAAACATGAAGAGTAGTAATGGTAATTCAGTTGCTAATCAGTTTGAAATAGAAACAGATAATGCGACCTATTTACAAAGCTACGACTCAATCATAGCTAAGAGAATGGATAGTGGTGTAACATATCTTGATGAATACTATTGGGATTATTCTGTTACTACAGGTCGCTACAGAAATATGTTTTTAGGCGAGAACAAAAGTGTTACTCAACTAAAAATAGATAGTGGCGAATATATATTAACTAACTTAAATAACTAGAGAGGTAAAGTAAATGTCTAACGAATACAACGACATAATCAAAGACCATATAGAAAGCAAAGTAGTAAACGCTAACTTTTCAGCAGAAGATTTACTAGCTGAACTTGGTATGAAATATCAAGATGCTTACGAAAATAAATTATCTTATGATGAGTTAATTGACTTAGTAATTCAAAAAAGATTTGAAGAATTTGCAGAGGTAGAATAAATATGAAAGAAGTAATAACTTGTAGAGAGTATAATCGTAGAGGTTTTAATGCTTATAAAAAAGCGTGTAATGACTATGAGCCTAATAAAGGTGGGTTTCCTTATATTGGTTTTTATATATTTGATAAACCTAATGGAGAGCCTAGAAACTATGGCTATGTATTTGCAACAGAGCATGGTGGAGAATGGTTTAAAACTAAAAGAGAAGCCATTAAAAGAATGGAGAAACAATGAAAGTCAAACATAATGGTAAGATAACTGAAAAAACTCTTGATAATATCAGAGCTAGTTTAATTAGAAGAAACAAAATAGAGGTAAATAAATATGGCAGAGTACGAAGTATATGAAAGACCTACTTCGGTAGCAGAAGCTATGAAGTACATTGAAGAAATTGTATTTCTTTACACAGACCAATATGAAGGAGAAGCTGATACAGAAGTAGCAGAATTTATTCATGCTTGTTGGCATATAGTTAAAAATAATACGAGGTAAAACATGACAATAAACATTTCGGAAGAAAAAGAAATGGAACTACAACAAATCTATAGCATGACTGTAGAAGAAAAGTTCCAGTACATAAAAGACAAAGGACATATTATAGACCCGCATGAGCTTGATATTTTCTTTCAATTTAAAAATCCTGATAAGCCCACTAAGAGTGAGTTGCGTACTTTAGATTTAATAGTTGGAGAAATTATGAGTGAATGGAGGTATCGTAAATGGGAGGAAGAAGCATGAAAATTAAAGAAGCAATAGCTATTGTAGATGATGTAATAACTTGTGAAATGGAGTGGTCTGATGATAAGAAAATGAAAGACGAACTTCAAGAAGCATGGAATAAAATTATAGAGGAGGTCGCATGACTAAAGTTAGATATGTAGAAGCAAAGTATGATACTACCCTTTCATGGGATATTGAAGCCATTGCTGAAAAAAACAATTTTAAAATGGAAGAGATTGAAGACATAAAAGTAGGTAAATGGACAAGACTATTTATTACTTTAAAAGATGGTGCACAATTTTGGGAAGATGGTAATGAGTCAGATGCTACTGATTGGAAGTGGGCGGAACATCAAAGCTTTTATGATAAAGATTGGTTTTCAATAGACGAGGAGGAAATAAATGAAACCTAAATTAATAGACAAAGGAGTAACTGTAGCCGAAGATTATGTCGCAGGTACAGTTCATGTAGAGTATGATAATACTGATGTGAAGTTATTCCCTTTTAAAAAGAGAGTAATAGATTGGTGGAGAAGAGCTGATGATAACTATGAAGCTATTGAAATCTTTGAGATTAAGAATAGGTCTGAATGGGAAACAAGACAGAAGCTTATGAAGGTTGAGAAGTCTATGCAAAATTTAATTACAAGACATTTGAAGGAGAAAGAATAATGCAACACTATTATTTTTATCACGATGATACGAAGACTGGACTAAGAGGAGAAGGTTGTGGCTATCGCAAGGCTACTGTTCGTTCTGTTGGTCGTAAGTGGGTCTATATTAGATTCGCTAAAGAAGGAAACTTTAGAAAGCTTTCAATCAAAAAGTGGCAAGATATTTCCCGACAAAAAGATTTTAGAACATGGGAAGGTCATGTTGCAGAAAGTAAAATAAAAAGAAAAGCTCTTGATAAAGGTATTAACTTTTATAAAAAGAGGTATAATAAAAATGTTCCAAAGACTATTATGGAACTACAAGAAGAACTGGAGGTAAGTTAGTATGATGTGGATATTAGTAGCTTTGTTTGAAGTAACTACTGTTGCAGTGATGATTGAGGATATTCATATCTTTGAATATTTATTTAAATCTGAAATAGATTGTTTAAATTTTTTAACAGAAAATTATGACGGCTTGGAAAATTATATTGAGGAAGAATATCAAACTCATGCAGAAACTTTTGTTTGTGTAAATTCAGAAAGAATAAATAGAGGTCAGATATGAAAAATAAAAACTTTTGTACTATTAAAAAACCTATAGATAGAAAGTTCTATCATTTTAAAGGTTTAGTAAAAGAAATTCCTATAGGACAATTAAGTGTTATAGAATATAAAAACGAGGTAGAAAAAATATATATGGAAGTAATGTATGGCGATTAAAAGAGAAACAGTCTTAATTAAACATATCAAGAAGTCAACTTCTCAAGGCATGGCAGGGCGAGGTAGAAAAGTTAAACAGTCTACTAAGCATTTAAATAAACATAAACGTAGACAACAAAAAATTAAATATCGAGGACAAGGTAGATGAACATATTTTATTTTAATCACAGCCCGATAACTTCGGCAGAAGCACAGCCAGATAAGATGCTAGTGAAGATGCCACTGGAAACAGCACAGATGTTATGCACAGCACATAGAGAACTAGACGGCAACGAGTATGCCGACAGCGTAGGACTTTATAAAAGAGCATACTGGAATCATCCTTGCACAGTTTGGGCAAGAGAATGTAGTCAAAATTATTCATGGCTGTATGCACACTTTCTAGCACTAGGTATGGAGTACACTTTTCGATACGGCAAACAACATGCAAGTCTTGTTAAGTTAGAAAAACCTTTGATGCAGCACCCAAAGAATATAAAGCAAGGAGAAATGACACCACTAGCACAAGCTATGCCCGATGAATACAAACATGAAGACCCTATCGTTGCTTATCGTAGATATGTTATTAACGAAAAGCATTATGCGAAGTGGGAGAAAGGTAGGTCAAAACCTAAGTGGTGGAACTTAGAAACAGTTTAAATAATTATATGCGTGTTTTCTGCTTGACATCTTTTCAGATGTTGGTAGAATGCACTTTATAAACAACAAATGTCAAAAATTACGGAGGTAAATAAATGGCAATAGTAAATGGAAAAGCTTATTGGGCAAGTGTAACCACACCTAATACTACTTTTGAACCTGTATATACAGTTGATTTAGTTGTAAGTGATGAGGTTGCTCAAGAGTTTGAAAAAAGAGGAGTTAAAGTTAAAGACTTTTCTCTGAAAGATGAAAGCGGTGAGCAACAGTATGTAGGTAAAGCTCTAACCATTAAAAGAAAAGTTAATGGTAAGAAAGGACCTAGACCTGCTCCTAAGTTAGTTGACAGAAACAAAGTTGAAATCAACACTAAAGTAGGCAACGGCTCTGAAGTTCGTGTTCAATATAATGAATACCCTTGGGAGTATGCAGGTAAAACTGGAGTCTCTTTAGATTTTCAAGGAATGCAAGTAGTTAGTCTTGTTGAAATGAAAAGCTCTGACGGAGATGAACTTACTCCTTTTGATGACGGTGAGGAATTTTAATGATTATTACCATTAAGAATGACTCAGGAGAAACTAACTACGATACTGATAAAATAGAAAGTGAAGCTAAAGCTAGAGAAGCAGCTATTATTGTTTCCAAAACTGGAACTTTAGAAGTGATTATAGAAGCTTTGTCTTTTACAAGTCAGACTCATAGAAGTAATTTAGAAAAGTTACTTAGTGATTCTCCAGAATCAAAAATCGTTGAAGACTCAGATGAATCTGAAACAAAAATCATTCAAGAAAAATAACCAGTAGGTTGTTGTTGTGTGGAAGGAAGCTCGGCTAAACAAAGTCGGGCTTCTTTTTTTTATGAGTAAAATATTATGGAAAAAACTAAATTTGTAAAGTATCATGTACCATGCCCTGAGTGTGATAGCAGTGATGCAGTATCAATTAATGAAGACGGGTCAGCTAAATGTTTTAGTTGTTCAAAATTTTTCCCAAACTTTGAAGGAGGAAACATTAAAAATTTAATAGAAGAAAATGTAACAAAAGAACAATCGTATTCTTTTGCAGACAAACATGGTGGTATTTATGCCCCATTAACAGATAGACAAATCTCCAGAGAAACAGCAGAGAAGTATGGAGTAAAGGTGGTTTATGACTCATCTGGAGTTATAGCTCAACATTTATATCCTTATTATAATCAAAGCGAAATATCAGGAATTAAAACTAGATTAATTAGAGATAAGATGTTTCGTTTTGAAGGTACAATGCAAGGTACAGCTCTGTTTGGACAGAACTTATTTAAAAGCGGTGGTAAATATTTAACTATAGTTGAAGGAGAATGTGATGCTATGGCTGCCTATGAATTATTAGGTAGTAAGTGGGCTTCTGTTTCTATCAAGAACGGAGCACAAGGAGCAGTTAAAGATATAAAAGAAAACATAGAGTATATCGAATCATTTGATAATGTAGTTATTTGTTTTGATAAAGATGCTCAAGGGCAGGAAGCAGCTAAAAAAGTAGCTAATATTATTAAGCCGGGTAAAGCTAAGATAATGACGCTACCTAATGGCTACAAAGATGCCAATGATATGCTTAGAAAAAACCAGCATCAAGAATTTACTAGGGCTTTTTGGGATGCTCAGTCTTATACTCCCAGTGGAATTATTAGAGTTTCAAAAAAGGTACAGTCGTTTTTAAAAAGAGAACGTAAAGATAGTGTGCCTTATCCTTGGGATGGTCTTAACAAAAAACTATATGGTCTTAGACAAGGAGAGTTAGTAACTTTAACTGGTGGAACTGGACTAGGTAAGTCTAGTATAACTAGAGAGTTAGAACATCACTTAATACATACAACAGATGACAACATAGGAATTATTGCTTTAGAAGAAGATTGGCGAAGAACTGTCGATGGAATTTTATCTATAGAAGCTAATGCAAGACTATACATAGACCCTATCAGAGAGCAGATAAATCCTGACGAACTGAAAGATATGTACTCTAAACTGTTTGATGATGATAAAGTTTTTATTCATGCTCACTTCGGTACAAACGACATTGAAGATATATTTGCTAAACTTAGATATTTAATTGTAGGCTGCGATTGTAAATGGGTTATAGTTGACCACTTACACATGTTAGTAAGTGCTTCTAATGAAGGGGATGAACGAAGAACTATTGATA